CCTCAACCGCGGCGACATGTATCACTGGAACGTCTATTCGACCGTTGCCACCCAGGGGCGGCAGCTGCTCGAAACCGACCCGATCCCGGAGAGTAACTTCACCGTGCAGCAGCACTCGCTGCAGGTGCAGGAAGCCGGCAACTCGATCCCCTACACCGGCAAGCTCTCGGATCTCGCCAAGCACGACGTCGTGTCGATCCTCGACAAGACGCTCAAGGACGACGCGCGCAAATACTTCGACATCGCCGCCATGCTGCAGTTCAACAACTGCCAGCTGCGCGCCTCGACCGCGACCTCGACCACCTCGATCACCCTCGACACCGCCGGAACCGCCAGCCAGACCAACAACGTCGCGCTCGGCACCGGCCACGTGAAGGCGATCGTCGACACGATGAAGGAGCGCAACATCCCGCCCTACATCGCCGACGATTACGTGGTGATCAGCCACCCGACCACCTACCGCAACTTCAAGAACCAGCTGGAGACGATCCACCAGTACACCGAGACCGGCATCGTCTTCATCTTCAACGGCGAGGTCGGGCGCTACGAATCGTGCCGCTTCATCGAGCAGACCTTCATCCCGAAGGGCGGGGCGGCGGATTCGACCACCTGGGACCCGTACGGCGGGACCGCCGACGCCTGGGACAACGCCCAGTCGTCGTGGGCGTTCTGGATGGGCGGCGACACGGTGACCGAGGCGCTGTGCATTCCCGAGGAAATCCGCGCCAAGATCCCCGGCGACTTCGGCCGCTCCAAGGGCATCGCCTGGTACTACCTCGGCGGCTTCGGCCTCGTCCACTCCGACGCGCTCAACGGGCGCATCGTGAAGTGGGATTCGGCGGCGTGAGCAGGAGGACACAACCATGACCACTGCAACGCACTATGCCGTCCCGCAGACCGAAGTGATCACCATCCCGTCGAACGCCTTCGGCAACTCGACCGCGACCTTCAACTACATCGGCCCGTTCGGCCGCGAAGGGCACGTCGAAGACATCGTCGTCGACATCACCGCCAACATGGTGGGCACCACCAGTGTGCCGGAGATCGACGTCGGCACCGCCTCGGGCGACACGACCTACGCGCAGTACCGCCTCGGCAGCGCCGCCGGGACGGGCTACCTCGCCTCGGCGACGCCCAAGCGCGCCAGCCAGGAGGCGTGGACCGGCAACCCGCCGATCACGCTCTCCGACTTCGCCGGCCATGTCGCGCTCAACAAGGCGCGCATCCCGAAGAACACCGCCTTCGTGATCACGCTCAAGGCCGGCACCGGCGGCTCCCCCGCCGGCACGGCGACCGTGTACGTGGTCATCAAGTGGTTCTAGGCGGCGGCCTGCGGCCGCCGAGCGAATAGTGAGTAGCGAATAGCGAATAGAAAGAGCGGCGAACCACTATTCGCTACTCGCTATTCGCTATTCGCGCTCCAAAGGAGCCCAAATGTTTGGCCGCCTGCGCAACGTTCCGGAGCGGATCGCGCCCGCGAACCCGCTGCCCGACAACCGCAAGATCCCCGCGACCGGCGACGCCGGCCGCGACGGCTACACCTGCCTCTCCCGCGCCGATCGCGAGACCGGCGTGCGCCCGCCCGCCGGCGGCGGCACCCGCGTCGACTGGCCGCCGGAGAGCGATGCGGAAGATTATTCGCCGTAGGGCGCATTAGCGGCGAAGCCGCGTAATGCGCCGACAACCGGCGCAATACGGCCTGCGGCCTATTGCGCCCTACATCAGGAGAATCCCATGGCAAAATCCCCAGGCCGTTTCGGCAAGTTCACCGAGGCCGAGGTCAAGGCCGGCACCGACGCCGGCACCGGCCGCGGCAATCCCAAGCTGCACGAGAGTTCGGGCATCGTCGATCTGCCCGGCTACCGCACCCAGACCATCAAGCGCGCCTATCCGCTCGACACCTCCGACATGGAGCTACCGAACGAGACCGGCATGGCCGGGTTCGGCGGTTCGGAGACGAACCTCAAGCACTCGCTCACCGGCCCCTCCGCGGTGCAGGACAACCGCGGCGACGGCGGCGGCGACGGCAACGAGTCGCCTTACATTCCGAACCACTGATGGTGCGTTCCCCGGATGCAGCGCAGCGCGCAGCGGTGCGCTGCTGATCCGGGGTCCACGCGCCGCATCTGGACCCCGGGTCTGCGGCGCACCGTTCCGCTGCGCTCCACGCTGCGCCGCGCCCGGGGAACAAGGAAACATCAATGCCCGACCCGCATCCCCTGCGCCTCGACCGCTCGCGCTATCACTCGAGCGAGCACGGCGACCATCCCAACCGCGCCCGTTTCTGGCAGGACGGCCTGCCGTTCGATGCTCACGGCGAGCTGTGCGTCGAACTTTTGGATGAAGAACAGCGCGTGAAGGCCAACCGGCTAGCGCCGAAGGCGCCCCCGCGCGGGCCGATAGTCCCGCACGTCGGCGCAGAACCGGATGATCCGCCGGTCGAAGGTGCCGTGAATCTCGAGCTCTGGGCCAAGGGCGACGCGCGCTACGTCCCCGCCAAGGTCTTCGCCGCCATCCGCGAGCGCTACAATAAGTCGGTGACGACCTTCGCCGATGCCATCGAGTTCCTGGTCAACGACGCCAAGCTCATTCCGGCGAGCGAGGCGTCGAAGCAGCTGCTCGCCGGCGGCGGGACGGCACCTGTGCGCGAAGAGGCGTAGCCCGGATGGAGCGCGAAGCGCGTAATCCGGGGCGGCCGTTCCCGCATTCCGCTCCGCTCCATGCGGGCTACGGGAGCAGGTTCTGATGACCTACGCCATGACGTACATGAGCCTGGTGGCCGACAAGAACACCGCCGGCTCGATCGCCCGCTGGGTGAACTATTCCAAGCTCGACGTCGACCAGGTGCTGCAGGAGGCGCAATCTCTGCTCTATTCCATGCTGCGCACCCGCGAGATGCGCGCGCACTTCAACTTCGACTTAGGCGTGGGATCGTCGCAGGTCGCCTTGCCGGCCGGCTTCCTCGATCCGATCGGCAAGATATCCATGCTCGGCACCGGCGCCAAGATCGAGCAGCGCTACCCCAACTTCATCCAGCGCCGGCGCACCTATACCGAGACGACCGGAGTCTTAAGTGCCAATCCGTTCACCACCGCGGCGGGCTCGACCCTCGTCACCGTCGCGCTCGCAAACCACGGCTTTTCGCAAGGGTCGACGTTCTTCACCGCCGGCGCGACCGCCTTCAACGGCGTGACCATCGCCGGCACCTTCGACGTGACGGCGATCGTCGATGCCAACGACTTCACCATCGACGTCACGCCGCTCGGCGCGACGCCGTCCGCGAGCGGGGCGGGCGGCGGATCCGCCGCCACCTACGTCTGCGACAACCTCGTCCAGGGCACGCCGATCTACTGGGGCGTGTGGAACGAGACGATCTTCTTCGACGTGGCCTTTGCCCAGCAGACCAACTGCAATCTGCAGTACTTCCAATCGCTGCCGATCCTCTCCGCGGCGAACCCGACCAATTTCCTCACCAACCGCTACCCGCACCTGTTGCGCAAGGCCTGCACCGCGCAGGCCTGGGACTTCATGCGCAACGACACCGAATACCAGAAGGACGTGACCGCGCTCTCGGCGCTCGTCGAGCAGACAAACGCCGAGGCCGACCTGATGTACCGCGGCGCCGTGTTCGACACGTATGTGCACGACGAGTGACCGTAGGGTGGGCAAAGCGGCGCGCCTAAGCGCCGCGTGCCCACGCGGGATCGCGATCAGTGCCCTCCGCCATCGCATCCTCCCTGCCTGAGCAGTGATTATCGACGCGCGGTTAGGTTGAGTCGAATCCACGCGTGGGCACGCGGCCTGCGGCCGCTTTGCCCACCCTACGAACTGTGGCACGCGCCTTCGCGCCTTCTGATCACTGATTACTGATCACTGGTGACTGAATATGGCCGACACATATACCAGCACCCTCGGCACCATCGTGATGGGCATCGGGGGCGACAACAACACCTGGGGCACGAATCTGAACAACGGCGTCTTCCAGATTCTCGAGGACGCGATCGCCAACCCGACGACCATCGCGGTCGGCATCGGCGGCACCACCGATCTCTCCGGCAGCGCCCCGCCGGCGGGACCGAGCCAGGTTCGGTTCGCCCAGCTCGTCATCACCGGCGGTCCGCTCACTTCCAACGCGACCATCATCGTCCCGGCGCTCAACAAGAGCTGGATCGTCATCAACGATGTGACCCTGAACGGGTTCAGCGTGTTCATGAAGACGCCGGGCGGGACGCCGGCCGTCATCCCGACCAACGTCACCTCCCAGGTGATCTGCGGCACGCAGGTCAATGTCGGCCCCTTCAACTGGGGGCAGGTGCAGATGCCCGACGGCTCGGCGGCCGCGCCGAGCTACAGCTTCGGCAGCGAGACCGGCTCCGGCTGGCGCCGCGCCGGCACGCAAGATCTGCGCCTCGCCGTCGCCGGCGCCGACGTGCTGCAGGTCACCGGGCCGGGGGCGGGCACGCCGAGCGTCGTCAACGTGCTCTCGCCGAATGCGCTCGAGGTCAACGGCGTCGCCGTCATCCAGGCGTGGGTTGCGGCCGGCGGCACCTCCGACGCCATCACCGCGACCTTCAACCCGGCGATCACCGCGCTCACCGACGGGCTCATTGTCGGCGTGCGCGCCGGTGCGGCAAACGCCACGACGACGCCCACTTTTGCGCCGAACGGGCTGACCGCCCACACGATCACGAAATCGGGCGGCACCGCGCTGGTGCCTGGCGACATCGCCGGCGCGCTCGCCGAGTTGCTGCTGCGCTACAACCTGGCGAACTCGCGCTGGGAGCTGCTCAACCCCGTCTATCCGGTGCAGCCGGCCGCCGTGCCGCCGCAGGGGCGCCTCACGCTGGTGAGCGGCACCCCGGTGATGAACGCCGACGCGATCGGCGCCACGGCGGTCTTCTACACACCGTCCGACGCCGGCAACCTCTGCCCGGTCTACAATGGCAGCGTCTTCATCAACGAAACGTTCGCCGAACAGACGCTCACCTTGGTCAGCAACCACCTCGCGAGCACGATCTACGACGTGTTCGCCTTCTTGAACGCCGGCGCGTTCACCATCGGCACCGGGCCGGCCTGGGCGAACTCGGCGGCGGGCGCCGGATCGCGCGGGACCGGCGCCGGCACGACCCAGCTCGCCCGGGTGAACGGCCTCCTCACCAACGCGGTGCAGATCACCGCGCGCAACGGCTCGTCGACCTACACGGTCCCGGCCAACCAGGGGACCTATCTCGGCTCGATCTTCATCGACGCGGCCGCCGGACAAGTCACCTGCCACTTCGGCTTCGGCACGTCACGCAAGTTCGGCGTCTGGAATGCGTTCAACCGCGCGCCGATCGCGCTGCGCGCCGGCGCCGGCGGCACCGTCTCGATCCCGCAGCAATCGAGCCTCGGCATCTGGGCCGCGAACGTCAGCAACACGGTGTTCGCGGGGCTCGCCGAGGAGATGTTCGACAACAGCGCGCTGCTGAGCGGAGCGAATGTCAATACCGGGAGCGCCGGCCCATCCATGGCGGTCGGGTGGAACTCGACGAGCGCCGCATCGGGTTTTGGCGGGGAGGGTGTCGGCGCTGTCGCTAGTACGATCATATCCTGCACGATGATGGCGCGTTACATCGCGCCGCCAGGCATTGGCATAAATACCGTCAGTGGGCTTGCGAACGTGCCATCCGGCGGCTGGAACACGCAATCAGGCGAACTCGGCAACTTGCTGGTCTCCGCTTGGCGGGGATAAGACCACCAAGATCGGGGCCACCATAGGCAGCGATGACCCCAGCCGGCTTGCGGATCGATCCGGAGGCGTCCCAATCCTCGCCCGTGTAGCCAGGCGGGCGCCCGCTGGACTGGTGAAAGATGGCATGCCCGCTCCGGTCGGCGACGGCGCATTCGAGGAGCGTCACATCGCGCAGTTCGGACCGAGCCCGGAACTTCGCAATGGCCCGCGGCTCCGGCTCGAACGCCAGAATGCGAGCACGAGGAAACAATCGTCGAAAGCCGACTGTCGTGCTGCCGTCATGCGCGCCGACTTCGATGATGGTAGGCCGGCGGGGCAGAAGGCTCTTGAACTCGGGGAGCGGCTTACCGTCTCGATACGCGCTCCGCAGGGATTGGACGAGGTTCGCCATGATAGTCATCGCTACCGCAACCGAGGTTTGAGGTCCAATCGCTGATCAACGCCAAGAGCGGCCTACCGCGAGCGCTCCATCAATGCGAATAAGGCGTTGTACGTGGTTCGGACAATCGGCTCGTAACCCCAGCCACCGAGCAGGGCAAGGAAATCAGCGGGCGGCCGGCACAACTCTACGCAGATTACGAATGGCCTGAAGCGATCAAAATCGATGCTGGCGACAATCTCGTAATCTAGCCCCTCTGTGTCGATCGAGATGAAATGCGGGGTCGTGCCGGAAAGGGAGATGACATCGTTGATCGGCATCAGCGGAATTTCAATACGATCGGCAATCGGCCCCGACCAGGTCTGATCACGTGAGGAGATCAAGCTATTAAAGAGGCGGTTCTCATACCGGCAGAGCGTACCGGACCGCTTATTATCGAAAGCAATCCCGGCTTGGATGACTAGATCGCGCGGGCGCTTGGCTCGGAGCTTCCTAACTTGATC